TTCTCCATCACGGAAGAAGCTGTGGAAGACAACCTGTACGACAGTCTGTCTGCCCGCTACACCAAAGCTCTGGCTCGCGCTATGGCGTTCACCAAGCAGGTCAAGGCTGCTTCCATCCTGAACAACGGCTTCAACGGCTCCTACCCCGGTGGTGACGGCGTGTCCTTGTTCGGTGTTAACTCCAGTTCTAGCCGCGTGGGTCACCCCACCGTCGGCGGCACTGTGAACTTCAACAGCCCGGCTACTGCGGTTGACCTGAACGAAACCTCGCTGGAAAACGCCACGATTCAAATCGCAGCGTGGACCGACGAGCGTGGACTGCTGATCGCCGCCAAGCCTGTCAAGCTGGTGATTCCGCCGAGCCTGATGTTCGTTGCCAAGCGTCTGCTGGACACCGAACTGCGTGTTTCTACTGCTGACAACGACATCAACGCGTTGAAGCAGATGGGCACCATCTCTGGTGGCTACACCGTCAACAACTTCTTGACCGACACGAACGCTTGGTTCCTGACCACGGACGTTCCTAACGGCATGAAGCACTTCGTGCGTACCCCGCTGCAAAACAGCATGGACGGCGACTTTGATACGGGCAACGTCCGTTACAAGTCCCGCGAGCGTTACAGCTTCGGCTGGTCTGACCCGCTCGGCATGTGGGGTTCTTCCGGTTCGTCTTGATCGACCGGTAAGCTAGGAAAAGGGGCCTTGTGCCCCTTTTTCTTTTGGGTTATATTGCAGCCACTCCCGGACTTTTCCGGTGTATCTGACGGCTCCGGGCCGACGTCATGCAGACAGATACACCTTAACCGCATGAGGAAAAAATCATGGCAAATACCACATTCAACGGCCCAGTTCGCTCCGAGAACGGCTTTCAAGACATCACCGTTAACGCCACCACTGGCGCTGTTACCGTGGACGCCACCTTTGGCGCAACCACAAGCGTGACCAACCTGACAACCACCAATCTGGTTTTTACCGACCAGAACCACCCTTCGACTGCCGCAATCAACGCCACCGCAACCGCCACTGCGGCTGAAGTTGCAACCGGCTACATCACTTCCACTTCGGCCTCTCCGACCACCATCACACTGCCCACCGGCACGTTGCTGGGCGCGGCTATTGGTGCGGCTAGGGGCACTGTGCTGGAACTGTACGTGGACAACACCGCCGGTGCGAGCACCGTGACTATTGCTGTTGCAGTCAACGGTATCTTGTCCACCGCAGCTACTGACACAGCCGGTTCGTTTGGTGACCTGACCATTGCTTCCGGTGTCACCGGTCTGGCACGATTCACCATCATGTTCTCCAGCGCCACCGCATACGTGTTCACACGCACTGCCTAATTGATCTCGGGGGCCTCGGCCCCTGTCTTACAGGAGATTAGTTATGACGATGCAATATGACGTTAAGTCAACCCATAGAAACTCCTCGGGGTCCATTTTTGGCTCCCGGGCGCGTATCAAAGGGTTTTCTATCTGCGCGACTGCCAGCGCTGCTGGCACGTTGCTGCTGAAGGACGGCGGTTCCGGCGGAACCACGGTGATCGAAATCGACATCCCCTCTAACTCCAACCCGAACTCGTTTTATATTTCGGTGCCGGGTGAGGGGGTGCTGTGCTCGACTGACATCTACGCATCGCTGACGAACATCGCCAGCGTCACGGTGTTCTATGGCTAAGACCGCAGCATGGACTCGCAAGGAAGGCAAGAACCCCAAAGGCGGTCTGAACGCCAAGGGACGAGCCTCCTACAACGCAGCGAATCCGGGCAAGCCCGGCTTGAAGGCCCCTCAACCAGAGGGCGGCAAACGCCGCGACTCTTTCTGTGCCCGGATGACTGGCATGAAGAAAAAGCTGACCTCGGAAAAGACCGCGAACGACCCCAATAGCCGGATCAACAAGAGCCTTCGGGCTTGGAAATGCTGACATGACTGAGAAAACAGAGACTGTTAAAAACGTGCTGGACTTCGTGGCCGTGTTCACGGCGATTGGCTCTTTCTTGCAGATTCTTACCCCGGTGTTTGGTCTGATCGGCGCTATCGTGGGCGTCATGCGCATCTACGAGATGGCGACCGGGAAAGAGTTTTCTATGCTTTGGCGCAAGAAGGCAGAAGATGCCGAGCACAAGTAAGAAGCAGCACAACTTTATGGCAGCGGTGGCTAACAGCCCCGCGTTTGCCAAGAAGGCCGGAGTCCCTACGAGTGCGGGGAAAGACTTCATCAACGCGGACAAGGGCCGCAAATTTAAAGAAGGTGGCGATATGAAAGAGTCTAAGGCGATGGTTGCCAAAGAGATGGCCTTCATGAAGAAGAAGGGCGCTCCCAAGTCCATGATCAAGCATGAGATGGGCGAGATGAAGATGGCTAAGGGTAAACCCTTTGCCAAGGGCGGCATGACCAAGATGGGTGCTGTGAAGACTGCCGCCCCCAGCAAAGACGGTGTTGCTGTCAAAGGCAAGACTCAGGGCAAGATGGTCAAGATGAACTACGGCGGCAAAGCCTGCTGATAGGGGAAGAGCATGGGAAAACGCACAGGACAACTAGCTGGCCTTGCTGCACTTGGTGCGTTGGGCTACATGCTCTCCCGAGACAAGAAGGGTGAGTCTTCTAAGTCTGAAACTCGCTTTTCTGCTCCCAGCGCTAGATCAATGCCTGCGGCAGAGCGACCTGCCCCCATGGCAAGAATGGTTGACAACGGGGATGATCGGGATGTTGGTGGTGGTTTTAACCCGGCTGGTCTCCGTCGCAACATGGAAACGGGTGAGGTGTATGACCCGGGTACAGTCTCAAATCAAGCTGTTGCAGCCCCTGTAGCTTCCAAGGCTCCCGTTCGCGCCGCCCCTGCTGCCGCCCGAGCCGCAACCCCTGCTGCCGCCCCTGCCGCAGCCCCTTCTGACGCCAGCAAAACGCCCGCAGTAAGTGACACATCTCCTGATGAGTCTCGTAGCGGGCGGATGACATCTGCTCCAGAGTCCGATGACGTGCCCGGTGCAGCCGCTGCGGTAGCTCGGTTTAAACAGGAAACGGCAGGCATGCCCCCAGCAATTGCGCAGGGCCGTGCTCCGATGACTAAACGTCAACCAGTTGTCAACACGTATACCCGCAAGATGGGCGCTCAAGCTGGCGAGGCCGAAGCGTATCGTGCGGCACAAGCAGCCCGTGCTGGTAAAGACAATCGTCCAGACCTGTCTACGCCAGAGGGCCGCAAGCGGGCAGAACAAGCGCAAGGTTTGGAAAGGGTGTACCCGGAACAGGCAATGATTGCCCCGGGTGTCAAAGGTGTTGCGGCCTTGGCTAAGGGTCTTGCCAATCGCTCCCCCCGGCTGTCAGAAATGACGATGCAGTCTCTTCCGGCTCCGACAGCACGACTTACAGGACCTAGCGCATCGGCTCTAAAAGAAGCTGAACGTGCAAAACGCGCAGCAACACGTCAAGCTGAAATGCGGGCTGAAAATGCATCCCGCTACGGACTTGATACTACATCTCCGGGCGCAAGGGCTCTGCGCAACAAGATTGATGGAGAAGGGTTTGTTTTGAGGAAAAATGGCGGCGCAGTCAAGAAGATGGCTTCTGGCGGCATGACTGTTTCCAAAGCATCGTCTCGCGCAGATGGTATTGCCCAGCGCGGCAAGACCCGTGGCAAAATTTGTTAAGGTAACCTATGTCACGTCCTACCCCCCAAGAGATTCAAGACATTCGGGATCAGGCCAAGACTGACAAGGCGTATGAAGACTCCTTGCGATTGACTGCTCCTGCTCCTGCCGCCTCGGCTCCTAAGCCTGCTGCATCTCGGCCAGTTAAAAGGGCTGGTGGTGGTGTCACCCGTGCAGACGGCTGCATTACCAAGGGCCACACCAAAGGCAGGATGATCTAAGGATTGATCATGGCAGAAGAGAAGCCTCGCATGATGACCCTGAAGAAGTTGTACGAGGAAATGACAACTTCTCCTGCCAAGATGTCCATGGGTCACACCACCCAAAAAATGGATATTGCCGACAGTATGTTTGACGCACCCAAGGCCAAGAAGATGGCTAAGGGTGGTTGCTGCCGGGGCGATGGTATTGCTCAGCGCGGCAAGACGAAAGGCAGGATGGTGTAATGGCTAAAGGCAGGAAAACAGCAGCGTTGCTTGGGGTTCTTGGCGCTGGCCTTGCGGCCAGCAAGCTTGGCAATGTGTCTTTGGGTCAACTCGACCCTGACCGTGCAGATGTCGTTGATGAAGCCAAGCGCAAGTACGGCTTCAAAGGGGCGTTGGAATATTTTGACAACCCCTACCGCAAAGTTACCGATGCCGAGCGCGAGCAGGCTCGCCGCCGCGCTTTCAAAGACAGCCCGACCACGGTACTGACCGAGAGCGGCCTTCCGATTGAGACGGCGGGCGGCTACCTGAAGACGTACAAAAAGGGCGGTGTCACCCGTGCGGATGGATGCATCACCAAGGGTCATACTCGCGGGAAAATGGTATGAGAGCCAGCCGAGGCATGGGTGCAATCAACCCCAGCAAGATGCCAAAGAAGAAGGTCATCCGGCGCAAGGACGACCCTAACTCTGTGGACATGTATGCCGATGGTGGCAGTGTAAACGCTGCGGGCAACTATACTAAGCCAAGCCTGCGCAAGCGGATTGTGTCTCAGGTAAAGGCTGCTGCTACGCATGGCACCGGGGCAGGCCAGTGGTCCGCCCGTAAGGCTCAGCTTGTTGCCAAGAAGTACAAGGCAGCAGGCGGGGGGTATAGAGATTGAAAGCGCCGCAGCAGTCATTGAAGGCTTGGGGCGACCAGAAGTGGAGAACCAAGAGTGGCAAACCGTCTAGTAAAACTGGTGAGCGATACCTTCCGGAGGCTGCTATCAAGGCTCTCAGCCCGGCTGAATACGCTGCGACAACCCGGGCCAAAAGAGCAGGTAAAGCCGCCGGAAAACAATTTGTGAAGCAGCCCAAAGGCATAGCTAAGAAAACAGCAGGGTTCCGATAATGGCAGTCACATCCGGCGCAAGCAGTTTTAACCTCGACCTCTCTGAGATCGTTGAGGAGGCTTTCGAGCGCTGTGGCTCGGAACTTCGCACGGGTTATGACCTGAAGACTGCCCGCCGGTCCTTGAACCTGATGTTCGCTGACTGGGCCAACCGGGGGGTCAACATGTGGACGTTTGAGCAAGGGACTATCCCCCTTGTTCAGGGGCAGAACACCTATGCCCTACCCAACGACACGGTTGACCTCCTTGAGCACGTTATCCGCACGGGGGCGGGAGCAGCCTCGACGCAGGCAGACCTGACCATTACCCGGATCAGTGTCTCCACCTACGCCACGATCCCTAACAAGCTACAGCAGGCCCGGCCTATCCAGATTTGGGTCCAAAGGTACAACGGGCAGAACTCCACCACAGGGCTAACTATCTCTGGTGGCACTCTCTCGGCCAGCAACACGACCGTTACTCTTAGCTCCACCGTGGGTCTTCCTGCCACGGGTTTTATCAAGGTTGATAACGAGATCATCAACTACGGGGCCATCAGCGGGAATACCCTGACTAGCTGCTCGCGGGGACAGGACAACACCACTGCCGCCAGCCACACCAATGGCACGGCTGTGTACTGGGCGCAGGTTCCTGCCGTCACTGTATGGCCTACCCCGGATGGCTCGCAGAGCTATCAGTTGATCTACTGGCGGCTGCGGCGTACCCAAGACGCAGGTGATGGTGTAAACGTCATGGACGTGCCGTTCCGGTTCATCCCCTGCATGGTTGCCGGGCTGGCCTACTACCTGTCCATGAAGGTCACTGGCGCGGGGGATCGGATGCAGATGCTCAAGGCGCAGTACGACGAGGCATGGACCCTCGCCTCTGATGAGGACCGGGAGAAGGCTGCCATCCGATTTGTTCCCCGCCGGGCATATATCGGGGGCAGCACCTAAATGGCAAACAGGTTTGCCTCTGGCAAGAATGCGATTGCTATGTGTGATCGCTGCGGCCAGAGATTTAAACTGACGCAGTTAAAGACAGAGGTCATCAAGACCAAGCTGTACCAACTGCTTGTCTGCCATGAATGCTGGGACCCAGACCACCCGCAGCTTCAGTTGGGTATGTATCCTGTGGATGATCCACAAGGTCTCAGGAACCCCCGCCCGGACAGTACATATCAGATTGCCGGTACAGGCCCTGATGGTTACACTACAGGGGGTAGCCGGGTTATCCAGTGGGGATGGAATCCCGTAGGTGGATCATCGTTTTTTGATGCAGCACTGACACCTAACAATCTAGTGTTGTCTGTGCAAATTGGCGCAGTCACGGTTGCAACGACATAAGGAGTCGATCATGGACGGAAAGACCGCCGTGCGAAAGCACGAAAAGAACATGCACCCCGGCAAGACGCCGACGAAGATGAAGGCGGGTGGCAAGACCAACGCCGACATGCTCAAGTACGGGCGCAACATGGCTAAGGTCATGAACCAGCGCAGCACCGGTCGCAAGGGAGGCTGATATGGCAACGTACAAGCAACCCAAGAAGATGGCGGCTCCTGTTGTGGGCCAGATGCCGGTCAAAGAGGCGCTCAAGAAGAACGTCTCCGTGGCTAACGAGCGTTCAAACGAATACGACGGGGTGAAGACCTCGGGCATCAAGATTCGTGGCACTGGCGCAGCTACCAAAGGTGTGATGGCTCGCGGGCCCATGGCTTGAGGTTTAAATGAACTACGCCGCGTTGGTCACTGCTATTCAGGACTACACTGAGAACACGTTCGATTACTCGACTAATCCGTCGATCATCAACACGTTTATCAAGCAGGCCGAGCAGCGCATCTACAACACGGTGCAGTTCCCGGTACTCCGCAGGAACGTCACTGGCTCCACATCCTCCAGCAACAAGTACTTGTCCTGCCCGGGCGACTTCCTGTCCGTCTATTCGATGGCTGTGATTGATGCGTCGGGCAACTACGAGTACTTGCTGAACAAGGATGTGAGCTTCATCCGTCAGGCGTACCCCAACCCCAGCACTACGGGCATCCCCAAGTACTATGCGCTGTTCGGCCCCACGACCACCAGCGGTCCTAGCCCTGTGTTGACGGACGAGTTGAGCTTCATCCTTGGCCCCACGCCAGATGCCGTTTACAGCGTCGAGCTGCACTACTTCTTCTATCCTGAGTCGATCACGGTTGCTGCGGACGGTCAGACTTGGCTGGGTGATAACTTCGACACGGTGCTGCTCTACGGTTCGCTGGTGGAGGCGTACACCTACATGAAGGGTGAGACGGACATGATGGCCCTGTACTCTCAGAGGTACAGCGAGGCTCTGTCGCAGGCCAAGCGTCTGGGTGATGGTCTGGAGCGCAGCGATGCGTATCGCAGTGGTCAGGCTCGCATGGCTCCTCTACCTCAGAATAACGGAGTTGCCTGATGGCCTTCACAGGTAACTTTGCCTGCAACTCGTTCAAGACGGGGCTGATGAAGGGCACCTTCGACTTCGATGTCGATACCTATTACATCGCCCTGTACACCAACGCAGCCTCGTTCGATTACACAACCACGGCCTACACCACGACGGGCGAGGTGGTTGCGTCTGGATACACCGCAGGTGGTGAGCCTCTGACGGTAACTGTGACCCCGACAACCGGGACCACCGGGACGGTGGCCTACATCTCGTTCAGTAATGTCTCGTGGACCGCAGCGTTTACAGCACGCGGTGCGCTCATCTACAAGCCCGGGGCGGACGGGGCTATGTGCGTGCTAGACTTTGGAAGCGACAAGACTTCCACGACGACATTCACGGTGCAGTTCCCCGCAGCCACCAACACCTCTGCAATCATCCGAATCGCGTAAGGAGCGACCATGTCTCACGAAATTGCTAAAGCCTCTGATGCTGTTGCTGGCGGTCTGGTCGCTGGTACCCGTCACACCGAAACTGCCAAGGCCACGGGCCGGTTCCTGATGGAATGCTACGACAAGGACGGCCTACTCAAGTGGTCCGCCGAAGAGAGCAACCTCGTTGTGAACGTCGGCCTCCAGTACATGGCTGGCACTGCCCTGACCAGCACCACCCAGATTACCACTTGGTACATCGGCCTGTACGGCGCTGGCGCTTCTAACACCCCGGCGGCTGGTGATACCATGGCTTCCCACGCTGGCTGGACTGAGGTGACCCCGTACTCTGGTGCGCGTCCCACGGCTACCTTTGCTGCGGCTACCAACGCCAACCCCTCAGTGGTGACCAACAGCGCCTCCCCGGCCTCGTTCTCCATCAACGCCACGCAGACTGTGGGCGGAGCCTTCCTGACCAGCGACAGCACCGCTGGTGGCTCGACGGGCACTCTGTTCTCTGCCGCTGACTTTCAGTCCCCCGGCGACCGCTCGGTTGTGTCTGGCGACACGCTGAACGTCACCTACACCTTCAGCTTGGCGGGTTAATGAGGGTATGGTCAAGATCGACTTTGAGTTTGACTCCCAGTACGGCGTCTTTCGGGACGCCCTTCACTTGCCCGAGGATCACGGGCTGAGTGATGCTGAGATTCAGGCGCTGAAACAGCAGCGCTTCGACAACTGGCTCGCCATCGTAACCGCCCCCTCCGAAGAACTACCTCCGGTAGAATCGCCCCCTGAACCGGGGGTGTAAATGGCTGATCGTTACTGGGTAGGTGGCACGGGGACGTGGAACACCACCAGCACAACAAACTGGTCCGCATCTACTGGCGGAGCTAGTGGCGCATCTGTCCCCACCGTAGCGGACAGCGTCTTCTTTGACCAAGCAGGAACCTACACCGTCACGATGACGGGCGCTTTGGCGTGTCTGGACATCACCGTTTCCGCAGGCACCGTCACCTTTGCTACAGGGACATCTCCCACGCTAGACATTCGCGGCTCTATGTCGCTGCTGGCCGGGACAGTCTGGAGTTCTACCGGCAACGTCACGTTCAGTTCCACGTCTACCGGAAGGACAGTAACTACCAACGGCACCACAATTAATGCGGCAGTGACATTTAACGGCGCTGGAGGCGGCTGGACCCTTGGCTCTGCGCTAAATATTGGCGGCAACCAATTTAGCATGTCTCAAGGGACATTTGACACCTCTGCTGTCGGAAACTACTCATTAACATGTGGCAGATTTAATAGCTCGGTAGGATTTACAAGAACAATAAATTTAAATGCATCCACAATAACTCTGACATTTTCTAGTATTGTAATAAATATTTTAGTGGGACTTACTTTTAATGTCGGCACGTCAACATTTGTTGTGACCGGCCAAAACCCGGTATTTAACGGATCAGGCTTAACATTTTATAATCTAACTTTTACAAACTCAACTTTAGGAACCGCCGCTGTTACCGGTACCAACACGTTTAATAATTTCACTGTTACCGGGCCGTTAACATCATTGACCGCCTTTACAAATACCGTAACATTTAACGCGCAGCAGACCATCAACGGCACCTTGTCCACCACTTCCACGGCGGGTAATAGGCGCGTACTCTTTGCATCAGCCACTTACGGCATCTCTGTTGACCTCGTAGTCAACTCCGCCCCCAGCCTGACAGACGCAGACTTCCGGGGGCTCTATGTCAGGGGCACATCGGCCCCCATCAGCGGCACGCGCATTGGCAACCGGGGGGAGTGCAGGAACATCACGTTCAGCACGCCAAAGACGGTGTATTGGAACCTTGCGGGCTCTCAAAACTGGATTGCTAATGCATGGGCCACAACATCTACCGGAACACCATCTACAGACAACTTTCCTCTGCCGCAGGACACCGCCACATTTACTAATGCCGGGTCGGTAACTGGGACAATATCTATCAGTACATCAACGCCGTATCTTCCTACCGTAGATATGTCGGGGCGCACTACTTCGATGACATTCAGCACCAATGCCCCGGTGCCTGTATACGGAGATTGGAAGAATGGCTCTGGCACTTTATTTTCTGTTGGGACTTCTACCTTAACTTTTTCTGGTGGCGGTACGCAGACCATCACCAGTGCAGGCAAGGCGTTTATTTGTTCCATCACCATCGACACCTATGGCGGCACGGTACAGCTTGTTGATGCTTTGAACATTGGCACAACTAACACAATAACCGTTACTAACGGCACGTTTACTACAGCAGGCTATACCGTAACTGCGGGGGGTTTAAGTTCCAGTAATAGTAACATTAGAACTATTTTGCTTGGGGCAAGTGCCGTTACTTTGGGTAGCGCAAACCCAGTTACGTTGACAACATCTACAAACCTTACATTTAACGCAGGGACATCTAGCATTACCTGTACGGCGCAAAGTCCAACTTTTGCAACAGGCGGACAGACGTTTTATAATGTAACTTATACAAATCCAAATGATAGTTTTTTTAGAATTCAAGGGGCAACAGGAAATACTTTTAATAATTTAACTATTAATCCCCCAAACTTGGGAGTTACTACCTGTGTTTTTAGTGCTAACCAAACCGTTACCGGCACATTGACGGGTGCTTCTGCATCAGCAGTACGACGTATCTTTTTTCAGTCTAATACTGCTGGCACCCAGCGCACGCTGACGGTTAACAGTATTTCCGCCACCGACTGCGACTTCCGAGACATCAACCTTGCCGGGGCTGCGGCGGGCTCTTCTCCCACACGCGCAGGAGATTGCGGCGGCAATACCGGCATCACATTCCCCGCAGCAAAGACGGTCTACTGGAACCTTGCGGGCACGCAGAACTGGAGCGCTACGGGATGGTGCCCCTCTTCTGGCGGCACGCCCGACATCAACCAATTCCCCCTAGCACAAGACACGGCGGTATTTGATAACACTGGATCGGTGACGGGCACAATCACGATTAATTCCGCATGGAACATTGGCACTTTTGACGCTTCGCTGCGCACCAGCGCGATGACATTAGGTTTTTCTGCGTCGATCACGGTGGCTGTTTATGGAGATTGGAAGTTTGGTACTGGGGTCACTGCCAATAGCACTGCCAGCGTCATCTCATTTTGTAAAGATGGAACACAGACTATTACTAGCAATGGAGTTCAGTTTAATTGCATCTTAACTGTCTCCCGCCCATCCGCATATGCTCAGCTTGCTGACGCATTATCGTTAAATTCAACAAGTTTTTTACGCTTTGGAACAGGTACCTTTGATGCAGTCACATACAACGTAACTGCTGGAGGTGTTGATAATACGACCACACCTGCAACTCCCACTATAAAAATGGGCTCAGGTACTTGGACGTTGACGGGTACAGGGGCGGTTTGGAATTTTGCAAATGCACCGTCGGCCTTAATTGCTGGAACAGCAACCATCGTGTTGTCCAACACCACCGCCACTGCTAGAACTTTTAATGGCGGCGGACTGTACTACAACAAGCTAACAATTGGTGGGACGACGGGAACGTCCACACTAACTATTAGTGGCAGCAACATATTTGGTGAACTTGCGTCTACTAAGACAGTAGCACATACAATTATTTTTCCATCTACTACCACAACAACGGTTGGAAAATGGTCCGTTACCGGCACGGTGGGCAACGTAGTCACACTGGCCCCTTCCACCGCTGTTACCGCGTACACACTTTCCATAGCTGGCCCTGCTAACACCGGCATCGACTACTTGTCGATCAGCTACTGCGCGGTCTCTACCACCAGCCCCGGGGAGTTCTACGTCGGTGTAAATAGCACCAACACTGCTGGTAACACAGGCGCAATCATCTTCACGGCCACCCCCGCCCCTCGGACGCTCTACTGGGTAGGCGGAACAGGTAACTGGTCCTCGACCACCAAGTGGTCAACATCCTCTGGCGGCGGTTCGGGAGCAGCCATCCCCACATCCCTAGATGCGGTCAACTTTGACTCTTTATCCAATGCCACGGCCTATACCGCCACCATTGACGCGGGCGTGACTCTGGCCCGGTGCGCATCGTTCACCATGGCTGGCCCCGCCGCAGGTAACGTGACCTTTGCCGGGACTGTGGGTATCGCCTTCCATGGCAACGTCAGTTTTGCAGCTACCGGTATCACCCGGACATACACGGGCGCAATGAACTGGGCGGGTAACGCCAGTTATACGTTTACGTCAAACGGAACCACGTTTGCTGGCGGTTTAAATATTGTCGGTATTGGAGCCACTTGGACACTGGGGAGTTCTTTTACAAATGCTAGTGGCGTAACTGCCTGCAATTTAACATATGGAACATTTGATACTTCTGTAAGTAATTACAGCGTGTCGTTTCCCGGGATTTTAACGTCTTCTGGAACCGGGGTTAGGACGTTGTCTTTAAACGGATCAACATGTACTTTTCTTACTGGTGTATCTGGTGGAACAACACTTTTTAATGCAGTAAATCTTACGTTAAATGCTGGAACTTCTACCATCCAAATTGCTGCATCTCCGGGCACAGCTTGGGGGTCTTCAAACGGAATCGTTACTTTTAACAATGTCAGTTTTACCAGCGCATCAATTTCCGCCCTTGATATTACCGGATCAAACACATTTAACAACCTGTCTTTTGCTGGCCGCACCACCGTCGGTATTGCTACATTTACATTCAGTGGCAACCAGACCATCAACGGCACCTTGACTGTTAGCGCTGGCACAGCTTCCGCCTATCGCACCTTCCTTGCCTCTAACACCTTTGGCACCACGCGCACCCTGACCTGCGCGGCGGTATCGGCAACCGACGTTGACTTCCGAGACATCACTATTGCTGGCGCAGCAGCCCCTGCCAGCGGCACACGGCTTGGCGATGCGAAGGGCAACGCAGGCATCACGTTCCCGGCAGCGAAGACGGTCTACTGGGCCCTTGCTGGAAGTAACAACTGGGGCAACACTGGCGCAGGATCGTGGTCTGCTACATCAGGCGGCGCGGCAGCAGCCGATCAATTCCCTCTCCCCCAAGACACTGCATACATTCCGTTTGCCACGCCCACCAGCGGTAGCACCATCACGGTCAACGCCAACTACAACATTGGCACGCTCGACATGAGCAACCGTAACGGCAGTGCGCTGGTTACGTTGGCAACGGGCACGACAACACCGACGATCTATGGCAACTGGATCAACGGGACGGGGACGACGCTAAGTGGAACGGGCCGCATAACATTTGCCGGGCGCACAACTCAGCAGATTACAAGCGCGGGTAAGACATGGACACAAGCGTTCACCATTAATACCCCCGGGGGATCGGTGACGTTGCAAGACGCTTTTGTCGCAGATCAATCTCTTACCACTCTTTTAACTCTTACCGCCGGAACATTTGATGCGGCCACCTACAACGTCACATTGTCATCCGCCAATTCTGGAGTTCTTTTGTCTGGTACTAGCACAAGAACCATGGCCGTAGGGTCGGGGACGTGGATTTTGAATGGCGCTGCAAGCGCATGGGACGCTCAAACCTCCACAAATTTAACTGTTACCGGAACCGGGACTATTAGCTTAACTCGGGTAGCAACAAAATTCTTTCGTGGCGGCAACCTTTCCTACTCCGGCATCACTCTTGACCAAGGCGGTGCAGGTGCGTTGGACATATCCGGTAACAATACCTTCAAGACGATCAGCAACACATACAGCGCCACGGGCGCTACGTCTATCTCGCTCGGCGGCACTACCACAACGCTAACCGATCCTTGGACTGCCACGGGCGCAGCCACCCGGGTTCTGACTGTTAGCGGGTCTCCGGCCAACCTTGTTTACACCGGCGCAGGGGTAGCCGCCAACTCAGTTGACTACCTCTCCATCAGCAACGTCCGCGCTTATCCACTTGTTGATGAATGGTACGCAGGGGCCAACTCCACCAACGGCGGCTCTCTAGGCTGGTACTTCGTTGCCGCAGGCGGCACGGTCTACGCTGCGACCATTACTGAGACGGGTACTGGCTCCGACTCTATCCTCGCCCGGGCGATCTTCAACAGCAGCATCTCCGAGACCGGCACCGGCACGGACTCCATCAGCGCAAGCCTTGGAGGGATCACCTACCTCGGCACTATTGAAGAGCTTGCCACCGGCTCTGACGCTGTTCTGGCTCGGGCTATCTTCCGGGCATCGCTGGCTGAGTCTGGCACAGGCACCGACACCATCTCCGCACGGTCTGCGTTTGGTACTGCGATCCTCGAATCCGCAACCATTGCCGACACTAACCTTGCCCGGCTGATCGCCCGCGCCACGCTATCTGAGACCGCCACTGGGTCCGACACTGAGTCCGCCAGCCTGACTGCACGCTCTACTCTTTCCGAATCTGCCACCATCACTGACGCGGATGTTGGACGCATCAGCTTCCCTACGGTCATCAGTGAAACGGCCTCTGGCTCCGATACCGACGCAGCCAGCCTGACTGTTAATCCTGCGATCTCTGAGACTGCCACGGGTACAGATGCTGTTTCTGCCCGGGCGATCTTCCTTGCTGCGGTTGCTGAGTCCGGCACGATCACAGACCTGATCTCCGCAATTAAGGGGTACTTCGTTGCCATCCTTGAGAGCGCCACGGGCACGGACACCTTCTCTGCCAAGTACACCACCCTGCCCAGCGTCTCCGAGACTGCCACCATCACCGACGCCAACGTCGGGTTCATCAGTTTTCCCACGACGATTTCCGAGACCGCAACCGGTACGGATACTGACTCCGCCCAGTACATCACCCGGCCCAGCATTGCCGAGTCTGCTACCGGTACTGAGACCGTCTCTACCCTCTACAGCACCAACCCCAGCGTTGCCGAGTCTGCTACCGGCACTGAGACCGTCAGCCCGGGCTATATTGCCAATCCCAGCATCGTGGAGTCTGCGTCCATCACTGACGCAGTGGCTGCCCGGTACATTGCCCTGCCCAGCATCTTTGAGTCTGCCTCCGGGTCGGACATCGTCGTTGGTGGCCTGCGCTTCATAGGCGTTATTGCAGAGACTGCCACGGGTACTGAGACTGTCGCCGCCCGGTACATCACCAACCCGTTCATCGCAGAGACAGCCACTGGCTCTGATACTGACGCAGCCAGACTGTCTGCCGCAGGGATCATCTCTGAGACCGCAACCGGGACGGAGGCCATCACCACCCGGGCCACGTTTAAATCGGATATTTCCGAGTCTGCCGTCGCCCAAGAGATTGTTCAGGCATTCTTCACCGCTGCCGCGCAGGTCAGCGAGCTTGCCACGGGTGCGGATCAGGTCAGCGCCTTGCGTGCGTTGGCTGCGGCGGTTGCTGAGACAGCCACGATTACGGATAGCCTGTCCGCCCGGGCGGTGTTTATCGGGCTTCTCCAAGAGGCAGCAACAGCCCAAGATGCTGTAAACGCCCCGGGCTCGACCTACAACATCTTGATGCAGGAGCTTGCACAGGCGCAGGACGCAATCACCGCGCAGGCCATCTTCCCGGCTTCTCTGGCCGAGACCGCCACCGGCACCGAGACCAACAGCGCAGCCTTTATCCCCCGGGCCACGATCACTGAGTCGGCCACCATCACGGACGCAGTTAGCGCCCTCCAAGCATTTGCTGCCAGCATTTCCGAGACCTCCGCAGCCTTGGATGTGGTTCTGGTGGCTCCGTCAATCTTCAACGCCATCGCTGTTGCCTCTGCCACAGCCCTAGACAACTTCAACCCGGCGGGCAGCATCTACAACGTCAGCATCCCTGAGAGCGCCACCCTGTCTGACAGCGTGATCGGGGCGTTCCTGTGGAACCTGATTGACGATTCCCAGCCGGAAAGCTGGCAGAACGTGCTGGACGCACAGTCTGTTACTTGGAGCGCCATAAATGCCAGCCAGACTGCGGGCTGGGGAGAAGTTGATAGTGCGCAGGCTACCTCATGGGGTAACGCAGACTCTGCTCAGGCCCCGGGCTGGCAGGACGTGCAGACCTCCCAAACTGGGACTTGGAACTCCGTGGATGACTCCCAGAGCGTTAACTGGCAAAATGTGGTAAGTGAGCAGTCGGTTAGCTGGAATGCCATAAACGCCAGCCAGAATGCCGACTGGAACAATGTGGATAACACCCAGTCCACCTCTTGGGGCAACATCCAAGACGACCAAGACCCGGACTGGAACGACATCCCGACATTGAATTAGTTACAAGGAGCAACGAATGCCTTCTTCTTATACCCCAGTACTGGGGCTTGTCCAGCCAAACCCGGGCGAACTCCTCGATCAGTGGGGCGGCGTGGTCAACACCCAGCTTACCGCGCTGATTGAAGCTTCGATTGTTTCTGTGTCGTCCCAAAGCGTAACCGCTGGCGACTGGACGCTGACCACTACGGGCGCGGGCGACCCTAACCAAGCGCGTAGCGCTGTGCTGGTTGTCACGGGAACTCCGGGCACCACGCGCAACATCTACGCGCCCAAGCAAACGAAGCTCTATGTCGTCGTCAACAACTCGGACAGCGTGGTCTACCTCAAGGGTGGGCCGACTTCTCCGACTACCGGTGTGTTCATTAACGCGGGTCAGTCTGCCCTGTGCGCATGGGACACGACGCTGGCTACGCCGGACTTTGTGAAGGTTGCTGGTGGCGGTGGCGGTGCAACGGGTGGCGGCACGAACGAGGTGTTCTTCCTCAACGGCCCAACCGTCTCGGTTGACTACTCAATCCCCTCGGGCAGGAACGCGGGTACCTTCGGCCCCGTTACGATCAATAGTGGCGTCACCGTCACCGTGCCGACTGGCAGCGTGTGGTCTGTGGTGTAAGGAGAGAACATGTCCTCAGTAGCAATCCAAGGCAACGCAAGCGGCACAGGGGTTATCACCCTAGCCTCGCCCAACACTAACAGCAGCTATACCGTCTCTCTACCTGCGGCAACCACGACTTTGGTGGGCACAGATGCCACCCAAACGCTGACTAACAAAACAATTGGTAGTGGATACGGCGGCGGGGTTGTCATATTGGGCACAGCGGTTGCGTCTACCAGCGGCACCAGCATTGACTTCACCAGCATCCCGTCATGGGTCAAGCGGGTGACGGTGATGTTTAGCGGGGTCAGTACAAACGGCAGCAGTAACTTACTGGTTCAAATTGGCGCTGGTTCTTTTACAACTTCCGGGTATGTTAGCCAAGCAACTCAAACCTCTGCATCTAATAACACGGCCTCTTCTACTGCGGGTTTTATTGCTACGGGTGCCTTTGCGGCAAACATAACTTACTCTGGACACGCCGTTATTACCAACATCACAGGAAATACTTGGGTTGAATCTAATGTGTTGGGCGGTCAAAGTGGATTTGCTAACAACAACTATGGCGCGGGTAATGTTGCCCTTGGTGGCACCCTAGACCGCGTGCGCATCACAACTACAGGCGGCACCGACACCTTCGACGCTGGCTCCATCAACATCCTCTACGAAGGCTAAATATGCAACGCATTGAAGTCGATGTCATCACTGGCGAGATAAAAGTTATTGACCTGACGCCTGAAGAAGTTGCGCAGGCTATGGCGCAGCAAGCTGCTTGGGAAGCTGAGCAAGCACAAGCTCAATCTACGCCGACGGTCGAAGAGCAACTGGCGGAATTGCGAGCAGAACTGGCCGCACTTAGAGGAGCACAAGCATGACCGCCAAAATTGACGGCACCAACGGCGTACTGCAAGCGTACGACTACCAGACACCCGCGACAGGGTTTAGCTACACCTTTGCGGCGGGGACGCAGACGCTGTTCATGGTGCCTGCGGCTACTCTGGCTACGGGCACGATCACGATGCCTGCCTCACCTGCTGACGGGATGATGATCACGTTTAGCTCCAGCCAGCAGATCACGGCGCTCACGCTTCAAGGCAACACGGGGCAGAGCATCTCTAGCGCTGTGACGTTCCTCCCGGCCAAAACGGCGGCTTCGTATGTGTACCGGCTGTCGAACACGACGTGGTATCCAACCGAGACTGTGCCGGGTACTGGCTCCCAGTTGGTGAGCGGTGTTTCACAGGCCAGCACCTCTGGCACTTCGATTGACTTCACCGGCATCCCATCGTGGGTGAAGCGCATTACCGTGATGTTTAACGGAGTCAGTACAAGTGGAACTTCCGCGATTTTGATTCAAGGCGGCAACAGCGGCGGTATTGTGAGTTCAGGGTACATCTCGACTTCAACTCACATTACTCAGTCAAACACTACCTCTGGGGCGTCTAGCACTTCGGGGTTTATTTTTTGGTCTAATCTAGCCTCCTACACGCATTCTGGAATCATTACTCTAACGAACCTAAGCGGTTCTACATGGGTTTCATCGCACTCGGCAAAAAGTACAACCAACTTGGTTGTTATGGGTGGCGGGGACGGAAGCATCTCTACGCTTGACCGAGTGCGCATCACCACCGTGAACGGCACCGACACGTTCGACGCTGGCTCCATCAACATCCTCTACGAGTAAACGCTATGACTATTACAGTTTCTGGATCGGCTGGCGTCACGTTTCCTGCGGGCGGTGTTGGCAACCCTGCCGGTGCTGTGGTCGGTACCACGGACACTCAAACGCTGACCAACAAAACGCTGAGTGGGGCTATCTGGACTGCTCCTTCTGGCAGCACGATCACGTCTGGCACTTCTCAGGCAAGCACCTCGGGCACAAGCATCGACTTCACCGGTATCCCTTCGTGGGTCAAGCGAGTGACGGTTTTGTTTAGCGGAGTAAGCCTTAGCAGCACCGCCAACATCCTCGTTCAGTTGGGGGCAGGGTCGGTGCAAAATACAGGCTACGTGGGCAGCACCATTAACCAGACTCCTACGGTAACCAACTCCACGGCGGGGTTCATTATTTCGACGGGCAACGCCGCCGCGTCTATGAACGGCGCACTTCAGGTAAGCACTTTGGGCAGCAATATCTGGGCGGCAACAGGAGCTTTTGGACGCGCCGATGCCGCGTTTGCAACCACTGCTGGGTCGGTCACGCTTTCTGGAACGATTGATCGCGTTCGGATTACCACGACTAGCACCGACACGTTCGACGCGGGCTCCATCAACATCCTCTACGAGTAAAGCGTGCGCCAAAATGATCGACCCAATCACTGCGTTTGCCACTGCGCAAGCTGCGGTGGCGGGCATCCAGAAAGCGCTCAAGCTGGGGAAGGACATTACCGGCTGCATCAAGGAGTTCTCGGCGCTTTTTGAGTCTGCCGACGTTATCAACAAGGCAGCGAACGATGCCAACGCTGGAAAGTCAGACGCGGCGCAGGCGATGGAGATCGTCATGCAGCAAAACAAGCTGCGTGAGGACATGGAGCATTTAAAGCACCAGTTGGTGTACGGAGGTTACCCAGAGTTGTGGACCCTCTTCCTCCAGAAGCACATGGAGATTCAAAGGGCTAGGAAGAAGAGAGAAGCAGAGGAGAAGGCGGCAAAACTAAAACGTAGGCAAGAGCAGGCGATGTTTGTCCTGTACACCTGCATCACCGTTGGGTTTGTTGCTTTCCTCATCGGCTTCGTTTACATCATCATGCAGGTATGAGCGACGAGAAGATCAACCACAACAGCCTGATCGACAAGGTCCTCGGGTATGTGGACTCTCCGTTTAAATTGTTTGCCATCGTGCTGATGGCTGTCTTCGCGTTCGTGGGGTACTTTGTCTGGCAGAACCAAGAGTTTTTGATCGGGGCCTACAAGGAACAAAGAAAGCTGCCCACGATTGCCGAAGACAGGGTGGAGGATGTGGCGGCGCATCTGTTCAAAAACACTGACGCTGCGGTGGTCGCCATCTTCAAGGTCAACCCCATGTTTGGCACTCGCGTGCTGCATAGGGCGTACACCAAGGACGGCAGGGACAAGACCCACGAAGGGTTGGATGTCGGCCTCTTTACTGCCAACGCAGCAAACAACAGAGATGTCGTGGCGCTGATGGCAAGTGAGATTCCCTGCGGCGCGTACAAAACCGCGCAGTCTGAGATCGGGTTGTGGTATATCGAAAAGGGCGTTACTTACGGGTGCCGCATCAGTGTCCCACCCGAGCAGGGTAAATTTATCGGGCAGATTACGGTAGGCTGGAAAGAAGAGCCCCCGGATGTTGACCAATACCGCGTCCTTCTGCAAATCGCAGCAACCATGCTTTCAAGGAGCAAACAGTAATGGAATGGCTTAAACAGATCGCCCCCACTATCGCCACAGCGATGGGTGGCCCCTTGGCCGGTATGGCCGTCTCTGCAATCTCCAAGGCCATCGGTGTCGAGCCGGAGAAGGTCGGAGACATGATCTCCAACAACAAACTCACTGCCGAGCAGATCGCGCAGGTCAAGATTGCCGAGATTGAACTGCAAAAGCAGGCCAACGAACTGGGCCTGAACTTTGAAAAGCTGTCAGTAGAAGACCGCAAATCCGCTCGTGAGATGCAGGCCACGACCCGGTCTATCGTGCCCCCGGCACTGGCTGCGATTGTCACCGTCGGCTTCTTCGGCATCATGGTCATGATGCTGCTGGGCAAAGTGGACTCCAACAACCCCGCTATCCTGATGATGCTGGGCTCCCTCGGCACCGCATGGACTGGCATCATCGCCTATTATTTTGGCTCCAGCGCAGGCTCGCAAGCCAAGACCGATCTTCTCTCTAAGGCACCAGCAATCAAATGAAAGAAAACTTCGACTCCGCTCTTGAGGCTATCCTCCACCACGAGGGTGGTTATGTAAATCACCCGGCTGACCCCGGCGGCATGACCAATCTGGGCGTCACCAAGCGCGTCTGGGAAGAGTGGGTCGGCCACGAGGTGGACGAGAAAACCATGCGGGCGCTGACCCCTGAGATTGTTGGCCCCATGTACAAGGCCAAGTACTGGGACAAGATCAAGGGCGACGATCTCCCTGCCGGGGTGGACTACATCGTGTTTGATGCTGCTATTAACTCTGGCCCGGGTCGGGCGGCTAAGTGGCTACAGCAAACCGTGGGTGCGACTCCAGACGGGGCTATTGGCCCCGGCACGCTGGGCAAGGTGGCGGCTATGCCTGCGGACGATATTGTGGAAAAATACCAGCAAACCCGCTTGGAGTTTCTGCGGTCCCTGTCAACTTGGAACACCTTTGGTAAGGGGTGGGGTCGCCGGGTCCAAGAGGTCCAAGTCACTGCCGCCAAGATGACCGAGTCTGAGGCGTAAGGACGCACCCATGCCGCTCCAAAAAATTCTTCTCAAGCCCGGTGTAAACCAAGAGAACACCCGTTACACAAACGAGGGTGGTTGGTACTCGTGCGACAAGGTACGGTTCCGTCAAGGCACCCCGGAGAAGATTGGCGGCTGGGAACAAATTTCCGCGTATACCTTTCAAGGCGTTTGCCGGTCGCTCTGGACATGGGGAACTGTCACTGCGCCGTCGGTTGTTACTGGCGTGGGTACCAACCTCAAGTTCTACATCGAACAGGGCGGAGGCTACGACGACATCACGCCTATGCGTGCCAACTCTGGGGCGCTCAGCAATCCGTTTGTCGCCACCACAGGCTCGACGACCATCACCGTCACAGACAACGCACACGGCTGCACCACGGGCGACTTCGTCACGTTTTCCGGCGCTCGGGCGCTTAGCTACCAGACGTTCACTCGCTCGACGGCTACCGACTTCATTCTGACCACGGCGTTGGCTGCCAACACTCCGGTGATTCTGTCGGTCTCTGTTGGGGGCGCTTTGCCGACTGGCTTGACCGCCGGTGTGGTCTATTACATCCGTGTGGTGGCAGGCACCACAGTGCAGTTTGCCAACGTAGCTGATGGCGCGGCTATTACGACTACTACCGCTGGCTCTGGCACCTTTGAGTTGGAGGTCAATCAAGGTATCACCGTAGAGGTCCTGAACCAGAACTTCCAAGTCACCGTCACCAACGCCAACATCTACACCATCACTTCTCCGGTCGCAGCCACGGCGTACGATACGGGCGGCGGTGGGACCGGGGTCTACGCTGTTTATGAAATCCCGGTAGGTAACGCAAACGTGACGCCCTTTACCGGCTGGGGCGCTGGGTCGTGGGGCTCGGGTACGTGGGGGTTTGGTGTTACGTCCACGACGGGCATTCGTCTCTGGTATCAAAACAACTTTGGCGAAGACCTGATCTACGGCTACCGTGGCGGGGTGCTCTACTACTGGAACGCCAAGCTGGGCACATCCGCACTGACTTTCACGGTGACTATTGCTTCGCCGGGGGTGGTCACGTATTTGGGTTCAGGGCTTGTAGACAATACCGCTGTCATTCTCCAGACCACGGGGGCGCTCCCCACCGGGCTCATTGCGGGCGCTATCTACTACGTGGTCAACTCCACGGGCATCACGTTCAACCTCGCGGCAACTCCGGGCGGCACCGCAATTATCACTACCGGCACGCAGTCGGGCACGCACACGATTTCGCCGAGAGGCATCCCGGTTTCCAGTCTGGCTGGTGCCTTGCAGGTGCCGACAGTCGTGAACAACATGGTCGTGTCTGATGTCAGCCGGTTTGTGATTTGCCTCGGCTGTAACCCTATCGGTGAGACTCAGCTTGATCCGATGTTTATCCGCTGGTCCGCTCAAGAATCAGTGGTGGATTGGGAGCCTTCGGCCACTAACCAAGCGGGCGGTGTGCGCCTGTCGCACGGCTCTGAGATTCGTAGTTTCGTCCAGACCCGTCAGGAAATTGTGGTGTTCACGGACGCCTCCGTCTACTCGCTGCAATACCTTGGCCCTCCGTTTGTCTGGGGCGTTCAGCTTCTGGGCGATGCCATTTCGATTGCTGGCGTCAACACCGCTGTATCCGCATCCGGGGTTGTGTACTGGATGGGCGTGGACAAGTTCTACCGTTACGACGGGCGAATCCAAACGCTGTCTTGCGACCTGCGCCAACACGTCTTTGGCAACATCAACCTAAACCAGCAGGATCAGTTCTTTGTCGGAACCAACGAAGGGTTTAACGAGGTCTGGTGGTTCTATTGCTCCGCCGACGCTACCGAAATTGACAGCTACGTGGTCTACAACTATTTGGAGAACATCTGGTACTACGGCACCATGGCGCGGACAGCTTGGATCGACTCTGGGCTGAACGAGTATCCGATGGCTGCGACCTACGAAGACAACCTTGTGTTCCACGAACTTGGTGTGGACGACAACATCACCGGCACCCCCGCAGCTATATCCTCGTACATCACATCTGCTGAATTCGACATTGGTGACGGGCACAACTTTGGCTACGTCTGGCGCTTGCTGCCTGACATGACGTTCCGGGGGTCTTCGGCGGCTAACCCGCAGGTGACCATGACGCTGCTGCCATTGCAGAACTCTGGCTCTGGGTACAACGCCCCGCCTTCTGTTGGCGGAACGGACAACGCTTCAGTGGTTCGGTCTGCGGTGGTCCCGGTTGAGAAGTACACCGGGCAGGTTCTGATTCGGGTGCGCGGACGGCAGATGTCGATCAAGGTCGAAGGCAATCAGCTTGGGCTCCAGTGGCAGGTCGGTGCGCCGCGTATCGACATCAAACCTGACGGACGTAGGTAAAAACCCTTATGACTTTGATCGTTACCTCTGACAAAGCGCTGCAACGGGTAGCACCGCCCAACTTACCCAATGCCCCGGTGGAGTATGCGCAGCAGTATCACGATCAGTTTTCTAACGTCTTGCGCCTTTACTTCAACCGACTCAATACCATTATTGGGCAGTTGAACACCTTATCCGTTCCGTATGGAGCGTTTTCCAGCGATCAAGATCAGACCGCCACGGCAAACACAGCCACGCTGATGACGCTCAACACCACGGATTTTGCTAATGGTGTAAGTATTGCAACCTCTAAAATCACGGTAACTAATGCAGGTATTTATAACCTACAGTTTAGTACGCAGTTTGCAAACACAAATAGTAACGTCCAAGATGTATACATTTGGTTAAAGCAAAGCGGGGTAGACATACCGGGTTCGACTGGCTTTGTATCTATTCCGGGTAGCCACGGAGGTACGGATGGACATTCAATTGTTGGTTGGAATTATTTTCTAAGCATGACGGCGGGCCAGTACATAGAAATCTACTGGTCTGTTCCCAACACCGCTGTGTCCATTCAACACCTCGCCGCTTCCGGCACGCCAACCAAGCCAGCTACGCAATCTGTGGTGGCGACAATGACATTTGTCTCTGCGCTCCCCCCATGATACTATCCACTAACCCTTCTTCCGTGAGGCCCCAATGAGCCTGCAACTCGCCGCACAACACATGGCTTCCCGTGGTCGGGGGCCGGATACGATGCTTGTCCACATGGCCCCAAGCGAGGTGAACGCCCTCCAAACGGTGGCTAAAGCGCATGGTGGATCACTGACCCTTAACCCCGATACCGGCCTGCCTGAAGCAGGCTTTCTGTCGTCCATCCTGCCAATGATTGCAGGTGTGGGGCTGACTGCGCTATCTGGTGGCACCCTAACTCCTGTGATGGCTGGCTTGCTGACCGGCGGCGGCACCGCCTTGGCTACTGGCAACCTCCAGAAGGGTCTGATGGCGGGTCTGGGAGCATACGGCGGCGCAGGTATTGGTAGTTCTCTGGCTACCGCAGGCGGTAACGCTCTTACCCAAGAGGCTCTTTTGAAAGCCAACCCGGGCATGAATGCGATAGATATTGCCCAGAACGGCGCTGGATTTACATTGCCTGAGATGTCCATGACGGACAAGATGATGGCTGGCGTAAAGGGTCTCGGTTCTGAAGCTGGCCGCGACATGTTCATGCAAAGCATTGGCGGGGCCAAGGGGCTGTTTAAATCAGGCGCTTCCGCAGCCCTGCCTGTGATAATGGCGGGGTCTGGAGAGACTGCTTCTCCTCCGCCGGGAAGCGGTAAAAACCCGTACGAATACGATTTCACCCCGGGCTACACAGGCCCTGTCAGAACTCCGGGCGGAGGGATTCGGTTCTTTGATCCTCGTTTCGTTCTCCGCAGGGCAGAGGGTGGAGAAACTTATGCCGATGGCGGAAATACCGGCATGACGGGGGAGTCGGATGAGTACTACCGCTACCTGATGGGTCTTGCCCCCATGCCTACGGCCTATGTGGCACCTGTCGCTGCTCCCGCTGCGACTCAAGCTGATACTGCCCCGCTGACTGTCACCAACCCGATGGCTGCACGCCGTGATGTCAATTACTCTGACCCCGGAAGCATGGCGTTTGATGATCCGAACAACCCGCAGAATCCTAACAGTTGGGGCAACTTGACCCCGATGCAGCAAGCGGCCTTTTATGCGGGAAACCCGGGGTATGCTAAAGCTACACAGCTTATGCAGGCGGGCTTTGCTCTGACTCCCATGGGGAGATTGCAAGCCGCAATGGTCCCTAACTTTGTCCTTCAACAAGGACTTATTGCAAAAGGTCTTGACCCGGCAACCGGACTACCTCCCGGGCTTAACTTAAACACAGTGCCAGTTTCTATTCAAGAAGGCATGATGTCTGGTCTTGAGGGCATCGGGCCTAACTTGGTTGATGTGCCCGCCTCTGTTCAAGAGGGTATGTTGTCTGGTCTTGATGGCCCAACAGATGCCGCAGGTCAGCCCGGCGTGGATATTGGTGCTATAGGCCCTTCAATTGGCGACGCTGTTGCTGGCATTAGTAATGCTGATGTTAGCGCCGCTGCTGACGCTGCCGCCGCCGCCGAAGGCGACGGCCTAGCTCGTGGCGGGCTCTCCTCCCTCGCAGCTTTTGCTCGTGGCGGATACAACCTTGGCGACTACTCCGATGGCGGCAGGCTCCTGCGCGGCCCCGGCGATGGTGTGAGCGACTCCATCCCTGCGTCTATTGGCAACAAGCGTCCTGCCCGGCTGGCTGATGGTGAGTTTGTTGTCCCGGCTCGGATCGTGTCTGAGTTGGGTAACGGCTCCACAGAAGCTGGCGCTCGTAAGCTCTACGCCATGATGGACCGTGTCCAGAAAACCCGAGGCAAGACTACTGGAAAAGGCAGGGTGGCGGTTAACAGCCGCTCGGATAGATATCTGCCTGCATGAAGATAGACATTGTTCCCGTAAGCCAACTGCTCAGCGTCCTTCCGACGCTGATGCCTTATCTGGAGGAGTCTGCCAGATGGTCGCGGGGACGGGCTATCACAGGGGACATTTTTCGCTTTCTGCTCAACGGGCAGATGCTGCTGCTAGTCGTACACGATAAAGGTACGGTATACGGGCATGTGATTTGTGAGGTCAAGTCCTACCCCCAGTGCAAGATGCTGACTGTTCAGTACTGCTCCGGGGAACCAAATCACATGCAATTTATTGAGGACGAGATGTACGCTCTGTTGGACAATCTAGCCAAGGAAGCGGGCGCTGCGGGCATAGAGTTCGTTGGCCGTCCCGGCTGGAAGAAGTCTGCGGAGAGCCATGGCTACGAAGTGCAGAGCGTCACATACCAGAAGTTTTTTGAGGTGTCTAAATGATCATCCCGAGCAAGCATAGCGGTTACGGTGAAGGTGGACGCCTTACCTCCACTCGTCGGGTGTATGACAGCGGCGGCGGTGGTGCTTCACAAACCCAGATCACCGATCTCCCAGACTGGGCAAAGCCGACCGCGCAGAAGCTCCTTGGTCAGACATCTGCACTGACATTAGGGCTGGATAAGGAGGGCAAGCCCCTCAATCCATATCAGCAATACGAAGGCCAGCGCACCGCACAATTTACACCGCTGCAACAGCAGGCGTATGGCAATGCGTATGGCATGGACGCAGGCCCCCAAGGGTTTGCCCAGAACATTGGTACGTACATGTCGCCGTACCAGCAGAACGTCATTGACCGGGAGAAGATGGAGGCCGCTCGCGCCTCCCAGTTGCTAGGTCAGGAACAACAAGCTCGGGCTACCCAAGCAGGTGCGTTTGGCGGCTATCGTGAAGGTATCCAACGCGCAGAGCGTGAGCGGGGTCTTCGTTCTCAGTTGCAGGACATTCAGGCCCGTGGCTCTCAGGCAGCGTATGACCGCGCTGCGGATCAGTTCCGTTCTGGCATCACCCAACAGCTTGCCGTCGGGCAACAGCAGGCCCAGTTTGGTGGGCAGCAGCAGCAGACTGTTCAGCAGATGCTGGATCAAAGGTATCAGGACTTCTTGAACGAGAAGAAGTACCCGTATCAGCAGCTTGAGTTCATGTCGAACATCCTGCGTGGCACCCCCATGGGCGGGGCCAGCACGCTCTATGGTGGCGCTGGTAGCTCTATGGGTCAGCTTACTGGCCTTGGCACTGCTCTTGCTGGGCTGTTTAGCAAGGCTGAAGGCGGCATGGTGGATTCCTACGCCGAGGGCGGAGTCACTGATGTAAACAACGTCCGGTCTATTCTTGACAAGCTCTCTGACCAGCAGCTACAGGAAGCCCAGAAGGCTGCTATGGCTCGCGGGGACGCAGAGCAACTCCAACTCATCGCAGCAGAGATGGCACAACGTGCCTCCATGCGCACCGGGATTGCCTCTGGCATCACCGATGAGTTTGCCGACAGCATGGAAGAGGGAATGGCTCACGGTGGTATCGTGGCCTTTGCTAATGGTGGCTCCAATGATGTTGATCCTTTGTCTCAATTCAGCGGGCTAGACCCGGCTGGTCTTGCGGCAGATGAGGTTCGCAGGCAATCTATTATTCAAGCTCGCAAAAAAGAAGAAGAAGCTCAGAAGCAAGAGTTTCTAAGGCAGGCTGCCCCCGAGGTTGCTGCGCGGTTGGAAAAAGAGCGTGCGGCAAAAGAACCCAAGGCTGCTGCCCCCGTGGCGAAAGCAGAGGCTGCTCCCAAGAAAAACGAGCCAAAAGTACAACCCAAGGCCAAGAAGGAAGTGGTTGCTGCTGTAAAGGAAGTTGCCAAGGAAACTGGCGTTCCTGAGAGCACCCTGACTCAAGAGGCCATGACCCTGTTTAACCAGTTGCAGGGTATGTCTAACCCTAAACTGGACAAGTTAAACGCTCTGATTGCACAGCAGGCGAGCCGGGCGGAAGAAATCAAGGGTCGCGGCCTGTCCGATGCCCTGATGAACTTTGGCTTCACCATGGCTGCCGAAGCGTCTAAACCCGGTGCTAGGTTCCTTGAAAGCGCCAGCCGGGCAGCGCCTGAAATCACCCGGACCATGGGTGAGAACCAGAAGGCTGTACAGGCTGCGCAGGATGCGTTTAACAAGGCGCAGATTGAGCAGCTTCGCAATGAGATCACCGGCGGCGGGCAGGACATGCGCACGTCCTTGACCACCGCGCAGGCCATCATGCGTGATCGTCTGGATCAGAAGAGGATGGCGCAAGATGCAGACTACCGCAACCGCTCTCTTGCAATGCGGGCGGCAGAAGTGGGAGCCAGAGAACCCAACGTCTATGACCTTGCAAGAAAAATCATGGCTGACCCGAAATTCACGGGTTCTGAGCGTGAGGCTTTGGCTGAAGCCTATGCCATGAAGACCGGGACAGCCATGCGGGCGGAATCTTCGGCACGGTTGAAGTACGGCGAGGCAGTCAGAGAAATAGATAAAAGAATGGAAGTGTTCTTGGCCGCTGCAAAGACTCCAGCAGAGAAAGCTGCTGTGCAAGATCAAATTAAAAAGGCAAAAGATTCTGTTGCTCAGGCATACGGAATTTCTCCCGGTGTCAGTACACTATCCCCCGCCGAGATATCTCAAGTACAGGCAGACATCAGCAAATACCTGAACCCCGGGAAGTAATATGGAACTGAGGCAAGCCATCCAAGCCTTCCGTAACGCAGAGGCGGCAGGCGATGTTGAGGCGGCATCAAGGTTGGCCCGGTTCATTGATCAGAACCTTAACCAAGAACCGCAACCCGCAGCCCCAGCCCCCGAGTCGGGCGTAATTTCTTCCACCATAGGTGGATTTAAACGACTTGGTGCAGGGCTTGAGACGGCGGCAGGGTCAATCGTTGATCCTCAAGGCGCTGCCCAGCGTGGTTTACAGCGACAGCAAGAGCTTTCTGAGCAGTATGCTCCGGGCGCAAGCCTTGACCGCGTTAAACAGGCGTACGAGAAGAGTGGCCTTCTGTCTGCTGCCGGGGAGGCAATTAGCCAAATCCCCTCTGCTTTTGCAGAGCAGCTACCCAACATCGCTGCCACCATTGCTGGCGGTAAAGCTGGTGCCATGGCGGGAACCGCTATCGCCCCCGGTATTGGCACTGTTGTGGGTGGCTTAACTGGTGCTGCGGTGCCATCCTTGCTGCAACTGTACGGTTCTAACCTAGTCCGTCAGGCAGAAGAAACCCCGCAGGACATCTCCCGCCTATCTGCCTTGGGGGCAGCCGTGCCCGGGACAGCGCTTGAGGTTGCGTCTACGGCTATCCCCCTTGGCCGTACATTCATTGGCAAGATTCTTGGCCCCGAGGCTGAGAAGATGCTGGCCCGTGGGACAAACGCTTCTTTGGAGAGAGCAGCCAAGGAATCGGTCGCCACAAGCCTTGTGCGTGGTGGCGGTGTAGGCGCTCTTGCGGAAATCCCTACCGAGGTAACCCAGCAGATGCTGGAGCGCCTGCAAGCTGGCCTCCCCCTGACTACCGATGATGCTCTTGCAGAGTACGCTGAAGCAGCCTACGGGGCTACCTTGGTTGGCACTCCGTTTGGCGCTATCGCTCGCACCGCCGGTCGTTCTTCTGTTCAACAAGAATATGCTGCACTGAAGCAACAAGAGGACGCCCGTCTGGCGGTCTCCGAGGAAGAGCTTGCCCAGCGTTTCCCCGACACCTTGCCCGGCGGTTTCAAGATTGAGCAGGAAGAGCTTGGCCGTGAGATGGGGCCGCAGGGCTACAACATCATGGCAGAGGGCCGTGAGCAGCCCCTGTCGGTGGTGGATACCGAAGAAGAGGCCACGGCAAAACTTGAGGCCCTAACCAAGATCAGGGCGGAAGAGCGGGAAAACCTTCTCAAGGAAGAAGGGAAGATCAACGCCGCAATCCAGAAGGCGCAGCAAAATCTGGAACGTCTGGAGGCGACCGAGCAGACCGACACGGACGAGTACAGGAGCCTGAAGGCTCAGTTGCCGACCATGATGGATGAGTCGGCGCAGAAGATCAAAGACACATACGACAAGATCGAAGCCCTGTCCAAGCCGCTATCTGTTACCCCGTTTGGCGAGGTCGAGCGTGTAAACAGCCAGTTCAAACTCTTTGGCCCCGACAGTCAGCAGGTTGGCGTGTTTAAAACACGAGAGCAGGCCGAGGGTGCCATTGAACAAAGCATTGGCGAGGACACGTTTAAACAGGCCAAAGAAAACCAAGCGGCTGCCAAAGAGCTTTACAAAACCTTTGTCCCCCAGATGCGCAAGTTCGGTCTGGGTGATGTGGGTCTGAACATCGTTGATCGAATTGAGAATGGCGCGGGTGGCGCTTACCTCGACAAGTTGATCCGGGTGTCGCTGGAGGATTCCAATCCTGTCCAGACCATGCGCCATGAGTCCCTTCACGCCCTGAAGGACTTGGGCTTCTTCACGCCCCAGCAATGGAAGGCTCTGGAGCGGCAAGCCAAGAAGACTTGGATTGAAGACCTGAAAAAGATTTCTCAAGAAGAGGGTAAGAGCCGCCACGATGCCTACATTGAGTTGTTCACTAAAGAGGCGCAGGACAAGGGCCTCGAAGGGAAAGAGCTTGATGAGTACGTCAACAACAGTCTGATTGAAGAGGCTATTGCTGACGCCTTTGGTGCCTACGACAAGGGGGCCAAGCCGCCCCCGGGCATGATTGCCGCCCTCTACCGCAAGATCAAGAACTTCTTTGCCAACCTGTCTCAGGCTCTGCGTGGTGCAGGGTTCCAGTCTGCGGATGATATTTTCCAAGCCGTCGAGCGCGGCGAGTTGAAGCCTGCCGCCAAGGCCAAGCCCGAAGCGAAGCAAGAAGCCAAGCCCGGGAAAGCAGCGCCCAAGGTTAAGGATATAGAGACACAAACCATGGAGGAGCGCTTGAGTCTCCTCCGTGCTGCAAATCCTGATGAGATTGAAATCTCTACTCAGAACCCGCAGGGCAAAACTCGCAAGTACGACCCCATCACCCAAATGCTTTCAATTGATAGCGATGCTATCAAAGAGGCGATGGAGACCAACAAGGAACTTTCCGGGCGGATCACGCAAGCCATCTCTGAGTATGGCTTCGTCCCGAAGGACACAGCCCCCGAGGACGTGATTGATGTCTTCAAGAAGAACATCATCAACAACCTTGTCTTCTTGCACAACAAGGTTCCCAAGGAAATCAGGGAGCGCAGCAAACTTTGGTATGACGGCGCTAATGTGATTGCCGACCAAATGGCAGATCAGTACGACATGTCCCTGCGCCAAGTGGCGGGGATCATGGCTGCCATGTCTCCGCAAAAGGATTGGTTCCAGAACGTGTCTATGGCTGAACGTGCCATTGACATCCTTACCAATGAAGGCGATTCCGTCTGGACCCCGGAGATGCTGCAATACGCAGACAGCTACGTCAAAGAAACCGACGACCGGAAAGAACGCGAGAAGCGTCAAGAACACCGCGACAAGATTCAGAAGATTGCCGACCGTGGTGTTTCCTTGAAGGACATGAACGCAAAGGATGCTGCTGCGTTTATCCGCGCATTTGATGAGGCGTTTAACTCGCGTCAGTACCGGATCGTTACCCCCGAGGGCGGGTTTGGTGACCTAGTCAGGAACAATGACGGCACTCCATCGACCATGATGTGGTCTACCTATGGGCCGATTGAAAAGACGGTCAATATTTTCCGTGACGGAAGCCGCACCAACGTCAGCCAGCAGCTTGGCTTCGAACACAAAATCCGCTCCTTCTACAACAACATTGCAGCACCTAACAGTGAAATTGGGCACGTAACCATTGATACCCATGCTGTTGCTGCTGCGTTGTTTGAGGCTCTTGCCGGAACCGATACAGAGGTAATCCAGAATTTCGGCGGTACTGGCAAGTCAGATGTTCTTGGCGTTGGCGGCACCTACGGCCTGATTGCCGATGCCTACCGTGATGCAGCCAAGCAGCTTGGTTTAAAGCCACGCGAGCTCCAGTCCATTACTTGGGAAGCTGTGCGAGGTCTCTTCTCTGAAGAAATGAAGGCTTCTTTGAAGCCCAAGGTCCGCGCAGAATGGGCCAAGTACAAGAATGGCGATCAGACATTTAACGAGACCCGTGAAAATATCCTGAAGATTGCAGGGCAACAAGAGAAGCTTAACGAGCCTGACTGGGTTGGCTCTGGCGAGGGCCAGTCTGTTGATGAGGGTGGAACCAGCTATGACAAGGACTTCGTGCCTGAAGGCGGGGTTCGCCTCCGCGCAGCACGAGAACTCAAAGAGCGGGCGATTATCAACTTGTCTGCTGCGTCGGAGCGTGCAGCGCTTCCCGGCATCAATGAACTTTACAACCGCGCTCGCAACGGGGATGTAGACGCATACAAGCTACTTCAGAATGTTGCAGGAAACTCTCTGAAGTATCTGCTCAACGACACCAACGCTCGCATCAAGGTGAAGCCCGTCAAGGGCGTTTACATGAGCAACCGCGAGCCTGCCATTGTTGCAATGGTGACGTTCAAAGAATCGGAGTCGCAAGATGTTCTTGCTAGGATTGAGCGGTTCGCAGAAAATTATGAGCAGGAGCAAATTCATGTCCGCGTTGGCACGAACAAGAAACCCGGCCATGATTTTGGAGATGGTTCTTACGCAACCCCTTCGTACACCATCAAGCTCCAAAAAGAACTGACAGATGCCGAGATTAACGACCTGATTGAACAGACGGGTCTTCCGGCGTTCTCAGTTGAAGATGACACGATAACAACCTACTGGGTGGCACCAAATGAGAGAGAACAAGGAAGTCAAGGGTTCAATGAGTTTGCGGAAAGAGTCAAGCAACTCAATGCCTTGGTTGGAGAAAGCGGTTCAAGACCTCAACAGAGAACTGAACGCCTCTACGTCTACGGATCAGGATTCGGAGCAAGAATCTCATATGAAAGAATACAAAGCGACCTTCCTGCCAAGGAAGCGCCAGACCTAAACACCCCCCGGATGATTGCGGGCTATCTGTTCCGCAACCCGGTGAAGGTGTTTAAACAGAAGTCTCTAACGCTTGAACAAAAGAAGCAGCAGAGGCTTCTGGCTCAGGTCTTTAATGATCTTCCTGTAAATGATCTGAGGAATCCGCTTGTCCGGCAGGCGTATGAAGCTTTGGCGCGTGCGCTAGAGGATCAATTTAAAGTTCTCCCAATCAAGGTTGAACTACAGACACAAAAATATCGACAGGGCCAGAAAATCCCCAAGGGGTTTAAAGTTGGCGACTTAGTGCCGCCTTACAGCAACAACTCCTCCGAGATGAGGAGGGACATTTCTGAGAACAACCACCTTCTGGTGTACCCGACAAGCCCGGAAACTTTTGGACCAGAGGGCAGCGATTTCTCTAACCATCCGCTACTCAAGCGGTCTGACATAACAGATGTAAACGGCACAAAGCTTCTGTACAACGACCTGCTGCGTGCGGTGCATGACTACTATGCACACGGTATGGCAGAGGCGCAGTTTGGACCTGCTGGCGAATACACTGCGTGGGCTAACCACATGGCTGCTACCGCCGACCCCATGGCTCGGTGGGCGCTAACGGCAGAGACTCGGTCTCAGAATGCATGGCAAAACTTCACCGCAGGGGCGGAGCAACTTGCTGTTGCTGATCGTCCGTATGCAGATCAAAAAGCTGCACTGCCCCCGGTCAACTATCTCTTGACCGGAGATAAGGATGTTGATGCCCCTGTCTTGGAGATGATTGGCTCCCTTGATGGCAAGCAGCTTCTCGGCAGTCTCAAAGAGCGCAGCAAGACAGCGCCTGAAGTTCGGAAAGCCTTGGAAAAGGTTATGCCTGCCAAGGAGGCAAAGCTAAGCCTGCGCCGTACTGAAACCAAGGAGTTCAAGGACTGGCTTGGCAGGTCTAAGATCGTCAACAAAGACGGTACGCCAATGGTCATGTACCACGGGCTGGCAAAAGACACTACAGACTTCACCCGCAAGACCAAGCGCGGCGCACCCATCTTCCTGACGGACGATCCAACCTTTGCAGAGACGTTTGCCGCAGACAGCTACGAAGCTGTCGCTCGCTACCCTGAAAAGTATCTGTCCAAAGAACAGATTGCTGACGGGGTAAAGAGAGCCATCGCCGCGATCAAGAAGGACTACGGCAAGGACTCTCTCGGCAAGGAGATGATTGAGAGCCTGCAAACGGGCAACCTTAAAGATGCAACCCCTGAAGCAAGGGAGTACATCCAGAAGGAACTCATTAGCCTGCTTCCCACTGGCCCTCACATCATGCCCCTGTACGTCAGGGCAGAGAATCCGTTTGATTACGATAACCAAAGCCATGTTGGAAAGGTTGTTCTTGAGTTAAACAAAACAACAGACTCAAATGGCCGGATGCTTGGCAGCAAGATGTTCAGGGACATTGAGAATGGCAAATGGGATGCCATTGAAGATGGCTTTGTTCAGGACGCCATCAAAGCGCTTGGGTTTGACTCCTTCTATGTAGAAGAGCAGGGCCGCAAGAACCTTGCTGTTTACGAACCCAATCAGGTCAAGTCTGCCACTGGCAACGTCGGAACCTACAGCCTTGATTCAAATGATGTGCGGTACAGCCTGCGCAACGTAGCATTCCCGACCGCCAAAGAGGCGACGGAAGCTGCTGATGCTGTTGAGGTGCCCGACACCATTGAATTTAAACGGTACATCGCTGGTAACCAATGGGTAGACGAAGAGGGCAAGGCCAAGAAGTTCTACCACGCCACCACCTCCAACTTCTTTGAGTTCAACGAGGGAGTTATCTACCTCTCTGACACCGCAGAAGAAGCAGAGAAGTGGGGCAGGATTGCAGAGGACCGTCTGCGTGAGCAGGTTTACAGGGCTCTGAACAAGGACGAGAAGCTGCCCTTCTTCCAGAAGGCCGTCGATGAAGCTGTCTCCAACGACAAGATAACGCAGGCTCAGGGCGAGAGGTTCATGCGTGACGCTGGCCGCAAGATTCCTGAGTTCGGTAGCTACGACCTCATCAAGAAGGAGATGGACGAGGCCCTGCTGTCTCTGGCTCCTGAGCGCATGAAGATCATGCCGCTGTACGCCCGGGCAGTGACTCCGTTTGACTTTAGGAACAAGGAGCATGTCCAGCAGGTCATGGCTGCGTACAACTACACGCAGGAGATGGACCGCAAGATTGGCGAGGTAGCCAAGCAGGTGAACAAGGAGATTGGCGGGGCACCTACCGTCAATGTGGAGAACATCCTTGATGGCCTCAAAGGCATTCTGGCGCAGGGCTACCCCAAGGTTGTCGAGCGTCCGGACATCATCCGCACAATCCGCAAGCTTGGCTTCGATGGCTACATCACCCGTCGCAACCGCAACGCGCCGATGTCCTATGCGGTGTTTAAACCGGAGCAGGTTAAATCCGTCACCGGCAACGATGGTAAGTTTGATGTTGAGAAAAAGGACATCCGCTACAGCCTGCCTTCGGTTGCCCCGCAGATCAACGCCCGTGTTGACATGCTCACCACTGCGCGGGAGCAGAAGGGCTTTGCCCAGCGCATGATTGAGGCCATCTCTCCAAAGACCTTCTCCTCCTTCCGCCAGAGCTATTTAAACCGCTACGAGCAACTGAGTCGCTACGACAAGCTGCGGGCGGAGCAAATGGGTGGTGCCGTTCTTCTGGCTGACCAGAGCGCAGAGTCTGCCGCGCTCATGTCTGACCTTGCCTCTGGCGTGGCTGCTTCTGCCATGGGATACGGAGATCGCAACGGTGGAGTCCCCGTTTACAGGAACGGAACTACGGTCATTGATCGGAGCGTCAAGGGGCTGATCGCCTCCCTCGCTCCTCTCGCTAAGTACGGCGACCCCAAGGTCTACCAGTACTACCAGTTCTGGGCGGGTGCCAAGCGAGCCGAGCGCCTCAAGGCTGAAGGCCGTGAGAGGCTTTACACGCAAAGCGACTTTGCCTACGCCAGAACTTTGCAAACCCAGTTCCCTGAGTTTGTGGACGTGCAGAGGGACTTGATTGCCTTCAACAACGGCATCGTCAACTACATGGTGCAGACCCAAGTACTGAGCCCCGAGATGGGCAGGAAGTACACCGAGCACGCAGACTACATCCCCTTCTACCGTCAGATGGATGGTGAGAGGACATCTGGCCCCAACATCTTCTCTGCAATCTCTGGTGTCCGTCCCCCCAAGAAACTCAAGGGTGGCGATACTGCCGTAGCCGATCTTCTGGAGAACTTGGTGCGCAACACCCAGTCCTCCATTCAAGCAGGCATGAAGAACGCCGCAGCTAACCGTGCCATCAAGGTGGTGAGCGATGTAGTAGCGAGCGGGAACGTGCCGGGCGTGGATTTGGTGCGTTTAAACACTCAAGAGACCGGCGACAACATCATTAACGTGCTGGAGAACGGCAAGCTGGTTTCCTACAAAACCACGGACAAGCTGCTGGTCGAGGCGGTCGGCAGTTTAAACATGTCCGAGTTGCCTTTCATGGGGCTGATCTCTGGCCCGTCTAACCTGCTCAGGAACTTGGTGACCAAGGACCCCGGGTTCATGATGGCTAACCTGATCCGGGACTCGCTGTCTGCGTATGTGACCTCCGGGCAGAACATGACCCCCATCGCAGGGACCATGGCTAACTTTGCCAAGGCTCTGGCACGTAAGTCCCCCGGCTATGAAGCCCTGCTGGACGCAGGCGTCATCGGTGGCTACGAGCTTAGCCAGAACGTGGAGCAAAGCGGGGAGTCTCTTGCGCGTGACTTGGACAAAAAGGCCGGGAGGAAAGACCCGATCCTCATGCGTCCGTTTACATCGCTGTGGAATGCTCTGGAAACAGGCACCACCGCATCGGATGCTGCGACCCGGGCAATGGTGTACGAACGGGTGTTGGCTGAGACGGGCAACGAAGCAGAGGCCCTGTACCGCGCTCTTGAGGTGATGAACTTCAACCGCAAGGGTAACTCGCCCCTGATCCGTGTACTGACCGCCGCAGTGCCCTTCTTCAATGCTCGCTTGCAGGGCTTGGACCTGTTCTACCGTGCCTCCACAGGCAACATGAACACGAACGATGCCAAGGCCATCCAGCGCAAGTTCTTCCTGCGCGGCTCGACCATGATGGCCCTGTCGGTCATGTACTACATGATGGTCGCGGACGATGAGGAGTACAAAAAGCAGGAGCAGGAAACCAAGGACGGAAACTGGATCATCCCCAGCCTTGGTATCCGTATCCCCATCCCGTTTGAAGTGGGTGTCCTGTTTAAAACGATGCCCGAGCGCATCACCGCCTACGCTCTGGGTAACGACACGGGCAAGGACCTGCGCGACTCTACCGTCCGCAACTTGGTCAGCACCTTCGCGTTTAACCCGATCCCTCAGACGGTCAAGCCTATCGTTGAGGCTGCCACCAACTTCAGCTTCTTCACGATGCGTCCCATCGTGGGACAGGGCATGGGGGATGTGGACCCTGAGTTCCAAGTCGGCCCGGGGACATCGAAGGTCGCAGAGATGCTGGGCAGGCAGCTTGGTATGTCTCCCATGAAGATCGACCACATCCTCAAGGGCTACACCGGGACGATGGGCATTTACATGGTGGACGCTACCGACTTGGTCATGGAGCAGTTTGGGGATAGTGCCAAGGCCAACAAGCGCTTTGAACAACTGCCGATCATCAAGCGCTTTGCGGTTGACCCTGAAGCGCGGGGGACGGTGACTGCCTACTACCAACTCAAGGACGCAGTAGACACGTTTACACGCACATCCAACCTGCTTGAGAAGACATCCAAGCCGGAAGACTTTGTGAAGTACGTCAGGGAAAACGCTGGCATGCTCGGTGTAAAGGACTACGTCCTAGACCTAGAGAAGGAGATGAAGGAACTGCGCGAGATGCGCCGCACCATCACCTCCTCCTCCATGGACGGGGAGCAGAAGAAGAACCTGCTCACCACCATTGGCCGGGCAGAGCAGAACCTGACCTCCAACATTCAGACGGTCAAGAAGGTTATCGCTTCAACTCAATAAGGCCGTTCTCAAAGAGCCACCCCACAGTCTTCCTGTGGGCCTCTTCGAACACCTCACGCTTCTGGGCCTTGTCCCAGAGAAAGCCTTGGTCTAGCTGGTGATGGCAGATGTGGCACAGGGCTGCGATGCGGTAGTCATGGGCCTTGATGCCCTTTCCCTTTCCGTCCCGCAGTTGATTGGAGTGTGCGGCTACAACAGTGCCATCCTGTGCCCCGCAGTGCTGGCAGGGGCAGTCCCTGACCGCCTCCAGTAGAGCCTTGTTCCGGTACATCATTCAGTGGTCCTGTACTTCTTGCGCCATGCGTTTACTGAGTCAGGGTGGACATTGAATTGATCGGCAACGCTTCTAAGGGTTCCTTTTTCTGCCGCGATCATCCGCTGCCTATCTTCCTGCTCCTTCTTCTTTTCATCGTGGGTGTGTACAAGAACCTCCTCGGTTGTGAATCGGTGTAAATTGCCACACTCCCGAACACGCCTTGGCATCCGGGTCGTGACAACCCGGCTCCATGCGTTGCACGTGGGGCACTTCATTTAGGAATGGCTCTGGAGTAGACAGAGAACTGCCTGACGCTGATGGTGCTCTGTACCGACTTGCTGGACAGGTTGGGGATGGTTCCAAGGGAGATGCCCTGAGCGCGGCTGCGCTCCACCACCTGCGTCTGGCTCTGCGACATCACAGCGCCGTACCCCCGGAAGTGCGAGTCCTTGGCGAACACAGACGGGCTGTGGTCATGCTTCCAGAGGAAGGGACTGTCCGATGGGCACTTGCATTTAAATCTCATGATGGCTTCCTTATTCCTGCTTCAAAGTCTTCTCGTTTATCTGCGCTGTTGTGTGTGGCAACCATGTGTTCCATGTCAAGGTTGGGGCAGCACCAGCAGTGGGGGCTAAGGATATGCTCGTATAAATCCTCATCCGGTACAACGTGGGTAACGTAGTGTCCATCGCCCGACCATCCTGATATGGTTACCCACATGGTTGTTCAAACTTGTAGTCATGGAACACTGCGCCACGGGATTTATCCCCGACCTCGCAGTTCCTGACCCACACTCGCTTGCCTGTTTTCTTCATGGTTCTCCAATGGCCCCTGCGCTCGTGCCACCTTGGTGGCGCATGGGTTCCCCCTTGAGGGTCTCGCTTGGGCTTGGATGGCTCTATGGTTATCGTTGTCCAATCATAGGTTGGCATCTTTCCTTGACGGATTTTCTTGTCCCAGTTGGCTCTCTTGATGATCTGATGCCCGGTCACGGGCTTGGTGTCCAATGACTCACAAAACGCCGCGATGAAAGCTAGGACACCAGTTGCATAGCTTGTTTGATAGTCAAAGCGTGTGCCGTCCTTGTGGCGAACCTTGATACCCTCATCGTCAATTGTGAAGAAAAAGCCGGGTATTGTTCGCGTTGATTTTTTGTCCCACTGTAAACCTGCGACTCCTGTAATTTTTCCAACGCGAGTTACAAAAATAACAACCTTCTTATTGTCATACTCACAAGCAAGGGCGGTATGTGGATATGGTAGGGGGCGGGAAAGAATTTCAGGACTTACGTTTTGTTCCTTGCGGTACACCGCACTCATATCAAACCAATGATGTTCAACTGCCTTTTCTGGATTCATGGCCACCATTTCCTGAATTAGTGGCGTCATGTGTTCTTCTCCTTGAGTTTAACCTCGGCGGCACGCAACACGCCGCGCCACCCATTGAGGTCACCTGCGTTGATGCATTCTTCCTGTTCTTCTTTAGTCAGCCCCACCCACGGGCGCGGCTCCAGTTTTGCTTGGACGGCCTCGATCAGCATCGCCCGGTCGAATGCACCCATCTTGCGAGGGTGCTGCATCCATTTGAGGCACAGCGCCAGTAGTTCTCTCTCAGTCGGCATGATCTTCCGTAACATACTTTTTTGTATCTTGTGGGGCGAAGTACCAGCAGCCGTCATCCGTCATGTCGGTTGACACAAAATACGCCTGCCGTTGCGGGTTGGGTTCCGTGCCACTTGCTGCGTTTCTGTAGCACTCAGTCCTACGGCTGCAAGTAGTCGATGGGCACATTGTGATGTCAGGCATTTTTTTCCTTGATGTCGTAGAACCAGTCATCGCCTGCCGACCATTTGCGAGTGCCGTCCACAGTGTAAAAATCTTTGGCCGCTTGGAAATCAGGGAACTTGACGTCGGCGGGGATCAGGCTCTGGTCGTACCAGAGACAGCGGTTGTTGGGCTGCGTAGCGAATTGGCCGCTGTCCAAGCGGATGAAGTTGAAGCTTTTGTGCTCCTCGGCCTGCTCCGTGAACCCGGTGTCGGCATCCATCCCATCGGCGCAGAAATCCACGGTGAACAAATATTTTCCGTGGTGCCAATGCTTGTCCTTGCCAAGAAACTTCACGCCGAGATTACGCAAGCCAATCTTTTCGCAGACCGTGAAGCGGTAGCCCATGCAGTCCCACAGTTGCAAAGCATCTATCGGCAAGTCTGCTTCATAGTCCTCGCGCCAGACATAGGCATGAAGAGGTAGCTTGTCGTATAGAGCGCCGTAAGCCGGGAGCAACGACTCGATCCGAAAGACCTGCCCACGGAGCGCTTTGATGCTGACCCAGATCGCAGGCTCTAGCTCGCCGTGACCTTTGGTGAAGTTGTACAAAAACTCGCGGCGCACAAAACATTTGAGCGGCGGCAACGATGCGATGATGTAGCTCATGCGTTCCCCCTTGCGCGGATAGCGGCGGCGATATCTTTGCCGTGTTTGTACCAATCGGGGCCGCCGTTGTAGACGTTCAGAGCCGGGTGTACGCCAAGCGTTTCAGCAGCTTTCGCACACGCCTCGCGCTCGACTTCAATCGCCGCCTTGACTGCGGCCTCCAGTTCTGAGCGGTACACCTGCGTATCGTCGTCATCAATCATTCCCCACCCCCGATCCCGTGCTTGCGCTCGTCTTTCGAAAGCATGGCGTCAAAGTACTCGTGCGCTAGGTGTACCAGCAGGCCACCGATGGCGAGGCCGATGATGATTCCAAGAATGAAGTTCATTTCACCCTCCGCACAGGTTCCCACTCACGCACCTTCTCCACGAACGTTGGCGTAGGCTTGTACTCGCTAGGCGGCACCCAGCCAAACTTGCGCCACGTCGCCTGCACATCTGCGCCCCGCGTTGGTTTAAATCTCGGGTCAGTGGTGCGCAGGGATGGCTCTACCTTAGTCGGCTTCGTTGTCATCGGAAATCTCCTTGTTGAACCTGCCATTTGTCTTGCTAATCCAGAAAGACTGCGCGTTTAAAGACATGCCCTTGGCTATCATTTCTTCTTCTGTTCTGCACCTGCGGTCTTTGCCGTGCTTCCCGGTCCTGTGCTTGTCAAAGGCAAGGTTGCTGTTGAAGTACCTCTTACACCCCTGACACTGGTTTTTCTGTCCCCGCAGCTTCATCTGCCACCTCTTGAATGATGTTCTTCAGAACCTCCTCTTCCACCAGTTCTGCAAATGACTTCCCGGATGGGAACCTCATCTGCGCTGCTTGGATAGAAGCGACGGTGGAAATGGCCTTTTCTAACCCATCGTTGAACCCTGCGGTGTAGGGGTTGTTCCCACTGAGCCGGGCTTGGATGGCTTCACGAATGATCTGCGCCATCGGTGCCTTGGCCTTCTTTGCCGCCTTCTTCAAACGGAGGATGTCCCCGCTCGTCAGGTAGGCCATGAATTGTTTGTAGTTGCCTGTCATCGGTGTTCCTTAGAAAGGATCGTCAGGGAATCGCAGGCTCTCGTATTCCCGGACTATGCTGTCAAAAATAATTTTGGCCTGAGCGTTTCCATGTAGCTCGGTGCGGGACTCAATGCCGCAGCGTTTACACAGTTCAGCCGCAGCCTCGTCTTCGGAGGTGACCTCCAAGAAATCTTGGAAGGCTGGCTTGCGGCAAAGTATCCCTGCCTTTTTGACCCGGTTGTCGTACTCAGTAGGACTCTCATCATCCTGAATACGCACCAGAGCGCAGGCATACCTTGCCCCCACAAAGTCCCGGACAATCTCCTCTGGAATCTCATCCGGGTGCATGGACAGCGTCAAGACAAAACCTGTGCGGTCTTGCTTGAGCGCCACCTTCCTCGCTTCAAATTGCAGAGCCATCACGCAGCCTTCTGCTCAAGGTAGGCAAGGACAGTGTTTAAACGAGCAATCTCTGCCCTGAGTTCTGCAACCATGGGCAGGACATTGCTTTCCTTGGGTGCCTCCTTGGGCTCCTCATGGACAAACACCATGGGCTTGGTAGCGCGTTTCTTCTTTGGCCTCGGCAGCATCTTGTGGCGACGCAGATTTTCCCGGGCGTTGTAGACCTTGCTTACGTCCACATTGAAGACCGAGGCGATGTCTACCGCCTTGTCATCCGGGAACTCAATCATGTGGGCGCGAAGCTTCTTTGTTATCTCTTCTAGGGGCTTGGGCATCTTGTTTCTCCTTAGAACGGGATGTCGGAATCGTCTTGGCGCTGGGGGCTGATCTTGCCCTCGGGCACGTAGCGGTTCACAGACAGGGACAGGAACGTCTTGCCGCTCTTGTCGGTCTTCTTCCAGCCACTCAGCTTGACGATGGTCAGACCGTCTTCCGTGTGGATGTTGGTCAGGTCCTTGAGGTTGATGGCGATGTCACCCCAGTAGTCGGGAGACTTGTCGCCCTTCTTGATAGCGGAGGCCCGGAGTTGACCGCTGTCGGGGTAGGGCTTGTACTCTTTCTTTTCGTAGCTCATGCTTGCTCCATAAATTGCTTCTTCAGTTCAGAGAAGCGCTTGATAACCTGAGCGTAGCGCTCAGGGCTTTGCACCTTCAGGTCATCCAGTTGTTGTTGGTTGGCCTTCCAGTACGAATTCAATCCCTCCACCGTCGAGCAGGTGTTGGTGTACTCAATGATCCCGTCGGTGAACAGTTGCAGGTCTGCGTCCGACTTCTTGTTCTTGGGTTCTTCCTTCTTCTTGGGTTCCGGCTCCTCGCCCTCGGGCAGGTCTTCCCCTGCGTAGATGTACAGGCCGAGCCCGTGCAAACTGAGTGCCTTGGTCATGCAGCGCATGATGGCGGTGTTGACTTGGAAGGAGTCAGGGTTGGGGATGGCCTTGTTCCTGTGGTCCATGACGGGCAACATACAGGTCCGGGCAGTACCCAGCAGGGTCACAGTCACCCAAACCATCCCGGTGCCGTTTACATTCATGTAGGGCAACTCGGTGTACTGGTCGTGATGGAAGGTCTTGACCTCGAAGTTGGCTGCGGGGTCGATCTTCAGGGCCTCGGCCCATGCCCATGCCCATGACAGATAGGTCAGGTTCTGCTTCTTCTCGGTATGCTCGTTGACGTTGATCTTCAGCAGGTCACTCGGTGTCATATGGTTCTCCAATCATTCTCTTGGTGTTAAACAGGGACTTGTGTTGTGGGTACTTGGCCTTCCACAGGCGGGCATAGAACGCGATGTAGTCGTTGGAAATCTTGAACTCTCCCCCCTCGGTCTCGAAGTAAATCTCCCAGCGGATGCGGTTGATGATCAGCCAGTGGCTGATCTTCTTGACCCGGCGGTTGACAGCTTCAAGGGCGAACCTCTCGAAGTACTCCCAGACCTGCGGGTTAGCCTTGTGCCACTCCCACCACTGCTTCTTCTTTTCCTCGTAGCTCAGACTCCGCTTTGAACTGTTCGCACCACTGCGCGACCCCGCAGTAGTTGCCGACGCATCTACGATGTTCTCCGGGTCGGGTCTCGACATAGCCTTTCTCCTTGATTGCCAGTGCAGTTGCCTCATCAAGCGATTTAAATACGCGGATGGCAGTCTTCCTGCCCTCCCGCTTGACTGCGTATGTGGTCTCCGATGCCCACTGCTCCTCGGGGGTGCAGTCAGGGAGGGGCTCACCGAAGTCGGCTGCCACCTTGGCGTTGCGGTGCATCTCCAGCCGCTCCCGGACGTAGGTCTCGGTCTTGACGTTGTCCCACATGGGGATGTCCACCATATGGATCGGGGCGGAGGGGTAGCCCTCCTTCTTCTCATGGCGGTTGAAGTCCCGGATCAGGGCGCAGATGCGAAGGCCGCAGACCTTCTCCCGCTTGACCGTCTCTACCAACCATTTGTAGACATTGAGTTGCTGCTCCCACTCAATCTTGTCCTGCATCACTGCCCACGCAGAGGTGAACTTGTAGTCCGTGATGATGATGCCTGCGGGGGTAGATTCCTGAAGGTCAATCGCCCCGCTGACCAGTACTTCATCCACCTCTACAAAGAGGCGCTCCTCAGAGGTGAAGCCGGGGGTCTTGCCCCGCTCCATGACCACATGGAGGGCAGAGCCCAGCATGGACCAGAGCATATCGCTCACGTCCTGCTGGACATCTTCGTTGTGACGTTCGCGTAACCTTCTGATCTTCGGGGGAGACATGATTTCAGTTACGCTGTACTGAGAGTCTCCCTTACTGTAGTATTCCCGAGTTGCCAGCGTCACTAGAGGAGCAGGCACTTTGTACTTGTTGGTGACGATCATTTGTAGATGTTGGAGGTTGGATGGCTGATGAACTGAATAATAGTGGTAGCGAAGAACAATTGCAAGCCCTATCGTTAAAAATATTTGGGGAGCCTGCATCCAAGGCCAACAGCCGCAAGGTTGTACGCATCGGAGGGGTCTCCCGTCTCATCAAGTCGAAGAAGGCGCTGACGTACAGCGAGGCGTTTAAACTGCAAGCCACACCGATCACCCCTCTCATGACGGGCGATGTTCGGGTGACGATGAAGATTTACTACGCCAGCCGCAGACCCGACTTGGACGAGTCCTTGATCCTCGACCTGCTACAGGATGTCGTTTACACGAACGACCGGCAGGTGAAGGAGAAGCACATCTACTGGGGGCTGGACAAAGAAAATCCCCGCACAGAGATGCTTATAGAAAGACTGGGGTAGAATCCCCTTGCGCTCTTCTCCGGGGCGTCGTCCTTCTAGGGGCGCAGTTGTCATCCTTTAAAGCCTCGGTTTAAACACCGGGGCTTTTTTTTGCGGGCTCACCGGATGAGCTACCGATTTAAACGCCACTTGACAACGCAAAATATAATCTGTATCCTTGCTGGATCGCAAGGATACAGATTACCCCAGAGGTTCTAGGTAGTTGTCCTTGCAAAAAGTTGTTGACGTGCCATGGCACAACGTGATTCAATTGCGTTGTTGCCGTAGCAAGCGACATAGAAGTTAGGCCGCTTACACATGCGATCCGCCTTGCTTGATGCTTTCAGTGGGAGAGCCATCACGCAAGGTTGCTACCGGATCGCAGTTGTAAGCGGCCTTTTTCATTTCTCTTGCTGCGACCGTACTCCGCACGAAAGTAGGGGCCGCAAGTGGGGCTGCTCGGAAGGAAACCGCGACACGGTATGACCTCGGTCTAGGGTGCAATCCCCGAACAATCCGTGGGGCTGGTCGAAGCTGTAAGCCTAGGGGTTAAGGAAACTTAACATACAGCAGCCGTAAGGCGGGTGAACCTCCCCTCTCTACTCCATCTGGGGTAGGGGGGTCTATGGGGTGAACAATAATGAAACCCCTGCCAAGGGGTGACAGGGAGTCCTAAACTTTCCAAGGAAATGAAGATGAAGAAATTGATTGTGTCTATGGTCCTCGGGCTTGCCGCCGCGACTGCGTTTGCGTCCTGTCCGTGGCCCACGAAGTATCAGTGCTACCAGCAGAGCAACGGCAAGATGCGTTGCGGCTGCTTCTGAGTTACGGGGGGAAACATCAGGCGTTAAGGTGCAGATCACACCTAGCCACCCGGCTGGTCCAAGAATCCTAGGTATGGACACAGCGGATGATGGAGTACCCCCACCTACAAAAGAACAATATGGAAAAGCAACAGGAACTGGATGTCAACGAGCCTCAACCAGCACTGTACCCATTTAAATTCACGGTGCAGCTTGAGGAAAACACGGTAGAAATCTCAGGTCGTTTGAACGAGAATTCAAAGAACGAACTGATCAAGATGATCTTGGAGAACCGCAGTGTACAAGCGTGATTACAAGCAAGAGTACGCCAACTACGATGGCACCGACGCAGTCAAGAAAAAACGGGCGCAGCGCAACAAGGCGCGGCGCATGATGGAGCGAGAGGGCCTTGTCCACAAGGGCGATGGCAAGGATGTTGACCACAAGCAGCCTCTCTCTAAAGGCGGATCAACAGTACGCAGCAACCTGCGTGTAAAGGATGCATCAGCTAACCGCAGCTATGCAAGGAAATCCTCCGGGGCGATGAAGTGATTGACCTAGCAGAGCATCACTTCAACGAGTCAACTCGGATAGCCTGCCCGTTCTGCACACCAGAGCGGAAACACCAAAACAAGAAAGACATGACGCTCACCCGCAAGGGTGACGGCGCAGTGGTGTATCACTGCCATCATTGTTTCGCATCGGGTTCCGTCCAACCACAGGGCGTGCGCAAGGAGTTTAAATTGTCAGCAGTCCCACAGCCAACAATCCTCAACAACAAACTGGAGACAAGCCACTACGAATTTTTGCAGTCGCGGGGCATATCGAAAGAAACCGCAGACAAGATGAAGGTCTTCGCTGCAAACAAGTTCTTCACCCGTCTCGGAAAGGAAACCCCCGCAGTCGGTTTCCCCTACTACAGGGACGGGGCGCTGGTTTCCGCGAAGTACCGCAGCATCGAAGGCAAGGACTTCACCCAAGAGGCTGGCGGGGCGCATGACTTCTTCGGCCTCGAACACGTCACCAAGGGGGAGCCCCTGATCATCGTGGAGGGGGAGATTGATTGCCTCTCTGCGATGGAGGCAGGCATCCCTAACGTTGTCTCTGTCCCCTCCGGGGCACCCATGAAGGTCGCAGACGGGAAGGTTCTCGCATCAGAGGACAAGAAGTTTGCCTACGTCTGGAACGCAAAAGAGATCATCGACGCAGCACCCTACATCATCCTCGCCACGGATCAAGACGTGCCCGGTCAGGCCCTCGCAGAGGAACTGGCCCGGCGGATCGGCAAGGACAAGTGCCGCAATGCCAAGTTCAACAACAAAGATTTAAATGAAGTTCTCCTCGGAAGTGCTCACCCTGCTCAGTCAATCAAAGACATACTGGACTCTGCCGCTCCCTATCCAATTTCCGGACTCTCAGACGCAGCGACCTACGCAGACAAGATCGCAGACCTCTACACCAAGGGAACCGGTAAGGGCTTCAGCACCGGCTACAACTCGCTAGATCAGATTTACACGGTAGCGCCCGCCCAACTCACGGTCATCACCGGATACCCCTCCTCGGGGAAGTCCAACTTCCTCGACCAGATCATGGTCAACATCGGGCGCACCTCGGATTGGAAGTTCGCCATCTGCTCCTTCGAGAACCAGCCCGAAATCCATATCTCCCGCCTCATGGAGGTCTACACCA